ATCGTGTGGCACAATCTCCATGTTCAATGCTTTTAAATTAGCCATTGAAGTTAATATTGTATTTTTTTGTGAGTTTTGTAAAAAGTATTGAGTATTATCAGCACTAACAGTCTTGATTTTCGGTACCATGAATAGATGAACGTTGTTATCTTGACCAGAATGAGCAAAATTAACTTCATTAAACATAAATCTTGCATCTTGATTTGGCCTTGTTAAACCTAAATCGTAAAAATACTTGATAAAGTTTTCAATATATGATCTGTTACTAACTACATTTGAGTTTAAAACGATATTTGAATAATTTCTATCAATAAAGGTTTTAAAATCTATATCAGTTATTAATCTATTTTGACTAAAGAAAGTCTTTGGTGCATTTAATCTAATTTGATCAACTGTTTCACCTTGATTTGGGGATGATGATGCAATTGGGTTTGTAAAGTTTAAATATGAAGATTGAGTTACTGTAAGATAGTTTAAAGACTGATTTAATACATCTGCTTTAATTAAATTATACTGAGGGGTTGAATAAAAGTTAATTGGATTTGAATTTAACTGATTGGCAGAAATTACACCGGCTTGACCATCACTTTGCAATATAAAAATATAAACGGTATCATTGACATTCAATCTTTTGCTAAAAACGTTATTACCAAATTTTAATTCATAATAACCATTTTCATTATATCTAGATTCAAATCTAGCTGAATCACTATTCTCTAAAAATATAGAGTTGGTAACAAAATATTGAGTGAATTTACCTGTATTGGCATCTTTAACATAAACATTAATACTACTTTGATCAATGTTTATAGGGGTGTTGTTAATATTATTTTTTAACAATACAGTAAAGGTTTCAAAATTTTCACCTGTTGCAATTTGTGCAGGATATTCAACAACCTTACCTTGGTAAAGTAAGCTTTCATCATATAATGATGGTAAACTTTCTGTATCAACTGTTGTTTTACTAAAAGTTATATCATTTAAGAAAGTATAATATATACCATTTACAGTAAAATAAGAATATCTTGGAATAGTATATAAGTTTGGAGCTAAACTTGCATTAGCTGTTGCTTCAAATGAAAGTAAAGAGGTTTTATAACCGGTCGGTGAATAGTTAATTAACTTCACCATACGGTTCATATTTTCATATAACGTTGCTTGATCAAATAGTGATTCACTACTTGTTGTGTTCAAGTAGAAAAGTAAATAGTGGTAAGAAAGAGCTACTACATCAATCACAGCGTTTAAATTACTACCTTCAAAGTTTTGATCAGTGAAGACACCGCCTTGGTTTAATCTATCTTTGATTAATTGCTTCAGTGTTAACGCGTCGAATGTAGCGTAACTATTTTTTGGTAAAGTATAATCTGTAAAATTTTGTGCCATATTAGTTGTTATATATAAACCCTGTTTTATCTAGAATACCAACAACTTCTACCTGTTGAGCTTTGAATCTCGGTACAGATATATTTAAAGTTATTATATATTGTTGTTGTTCTATGTCTGCAGTTACGTTTATATTATTAATATTTACTCTAGGCTCGAACTTTTGAATGCCAGTAAAAATAGCTGTACCAATAATATGTGCTCTATCTTCTGAAACTGGTAAAAAGAGTAAATCACCAAAACCGATACCAAAAATAGGGTTTAATGGCTTTTGCCCGGGTGAGGTACTTATAATATTAGCAATGCTGTTATAGACTGCACCTAAGTTATTATCTACTTGAACGTCGGTTACCTGTAAGTTCTTAGCTAATTGATCGTTATATGTTAATCCCAATGTTAAATCTAAATTAAGATCAGTATAAACGGCTGAATTGTTTCTATCAGTATTAACGTTTTGTAAGATGTTTAGATTAATTCTAGCCACATGAATATTTATAGGAGAAATAGAAAATTACTAAGCTAGAATAAATAATAATATGCGTAACAAGTTCTTAACACTGGTAGAAAACAATATTACAAGATACTCCAACGGAAGTATACTTGTTGGCGATATAGTTAAATTGGCTGACGGTTATAAGAGCTCAGAGCATTTTAAAGACTTGTCAAAAGATACGCAAAATGCTGTTGAAGAATTTTTTAAGGCTAACGACCTCAATAAAAGAGTAGTTAATATTAAGACTTACTACCCGACATCAGCTCCAAACAACGATGATAATAGAGGTACCTGTTTTACTGCTGAGGTCGCAGTAGAAATAGCACCAGGTCGTTACTATAAAGAAACAAAAATTGCAGTACCAAGTTTTATTTTAACTAGAGTTAATGTTGATGGTTCAAATTTAGCACCAATACCAAATAGTTTAAAGAAACAAGAAAGACGTAACTTAAAACCAGTTGCTCCTGAAGAAAACGAAGAAGCACCTAACAATCCGTACCTTCAAACAATGATGAGTCAAGATGGTAATAAGCTATCAAGAGGAGATAGAGCTCTTCTTAACAAGAATGTTACTATTCCATCAAGCCCAGCCAAGGGAATGAACTCACCTATGGTAGCTAAGCAGAAATTTACTGCTTTACCGACATCTATCAAGCTATAAGCTTAGATAGGTTTAAGAAACAAGCATACGCATTGATTTCTTTATCAAGGACTAGTGCGTCTCTATATAGATACTCAGCAATAACGATGATTGCTTCTCTTTTTTTATCATCTTTAACGTCTGACTCGTATAAGAAGTTAAGATACCCTTTCAATACACTACTATAGTCACTCTGAAAATCGCTTTCGTTCTCGATAAGGTACTTTCTAAGGTCAATAAGCTTGTTAGACTTGATGAACTCATGGATATCACTAGTGATCCCTTTGGTATTAATGTTATTCGTTACCTGTAACGTTCCAGTAACACAGTACTTTTGAAAGGTATTGATAGTTTTACGAATATCTGGGAAGTTATCTTTAATAACTTTAACTAAATTAGTCTTTTCAGTAGCTGGTATAGTGATATTTTCAGCTTTAAGAATGGTTAACACCCTACCTACCACGTCGCTAATGTTAGGATCGAGGTCAAAGTACTGGGTTCTACTTTGAATAGCTGGGATAATCTTATGCTTATAGTTTGCAGTAAGAATAAACCGGGTATAGGCACTATATTCCTCCATGGTATTACGTAAAGCTCGTTGACCATCAATAGTTATCCCATCTGCTTCATCCAATATAACAATTTTTATGTTACCATCAATACTCTTAACTTGAGAGAAGCCACTTACCTTACTTCTAATAGTGTCAATACCGTTTTCGTCAGAAGCATTGATATACAGGTATTGACATTGTAGGATATCCTGCACAATAATCTTTGCAATAGTCGTTTTACCGATACCAGGAGTTCCAACAAATAGCAAATTAGGAACTTCACCTTTCAAACTACTAAAATAGTTCCTATTCTCTGGAGAGAGAACCATTTCACCCAGAGTTTTCGGTCGGTATTTTTCTACCCAAAGATTATTAAACATATTAGAATGATGCAGGTGTTCCGTTAACAGCTAATTCGTTAGGTAGAAGTTTAGCATCAGATGAACCGAAGCCTTTATCACCACGATTAGTCTTAGTTACCTCGTCAGACCAGTTAACATTAGCTTGAATAAGCGGGTAGACAATAAGTTGAGCAATTTTATCACCAGCTTTAAACGTTTGATCTAAATCACTAAAGTTATAAAGCTTGATACCCATATCCCCCCGGTAAGGGTTATCGATAATACCGAAATGCGGAAAGATATGCTTTTTAAACCCTACTCCAGATCGCCCTTCAACTCGAATCCAATAGCCTGGAGTAATATAAGCAAGCTTTAACCCGACCGGTACCGTAGCCCAACCTTTAGCTGGAATAGTAATTTCTTCAACTGCACTAATATCTAGACCTGAATCACCGGTATAAGGATCATTATGGTTATACTTAGGAAGTATAGCCGAATCATGCGTCATAACAAATTTAATATCTACTGGAAACATATATCCTATGATAATATGTATAACCTTTAAATCAAGACCTCTTTGTATAAGTAATTTAAATGGCTGACGATAACAATATTAACGATGCGGTAAGTCAATTGGTAGATCAATTGCAGAATAATACTATGAATTCTAAGCATATTCAAGCTGGAGTTCCTCTCCAAGGGGAGGATTTAGAGAAGTTCTTGTTAGAGTACTCCGGTAAGCTTATTAAAGGTAGTGTTGATTTCGTTGAAGATTTGAAGACGTATGTTGCTTCATCACCTAATGCTGAAGATGTAAGTGCAATGGCAACCCTAGTTAGTTCATCGGCGGCTGCTATTGAAACATTAAACAAAATTTTAATAGCTAAACAGAATAACGAGAATAGAGTTCGTATTAAAAATATGGATATTGAAGCTAAGAAACAATTACAAGATGTTCAAATCCAAGGTAAGATGTTAATGAATAGAGAAGAACTATTAAAACAACTTATTGATGACGCAAAGATTGTTAATATTGAAACAGTAAAGACTATTTAACTATTACCCATCACTTGTATAGTGCTTAACTGCACTTTATCTAATTGATTTTTAAGTGCATCAACTCTTATTGACAATTTCTCCATATTAGTAATTTGATAAATGAAATCAATTGACTTTCTTTGAGAGTCTTGGTCTTTTGGGTTTAGTAGTTTATAGAACAATATAAACCCTGATAGGTTACCAAGAATAGTCTTTAATGTAGCTAAAACTGATAATTGGTAAAGTATTACTCTATCATAATGTAATATATCAGTTACTAAATTTTCTCCGTGAGATGTTTTTGCTGTAAGCTTATTAACTACACTGATTGAAATACCTAAAACTTTTTTAGTACTTTGTAAACCTTGAAGATTTCTCTTTAATAATGCGTCACTATACTTACTAAATGTACTTGAAACGATTAATTCGTTTTTAGATACCTTAAACATTAACGTGGGTGGTAAGTTAGAAGAATTAAAGTAATAAGCATTGTATATATCGTAGTAAGGGTTAGTATTACTATCCAACACCGATACACTATCCGTTATAATACCTACATCATCTGAGAAATTTTTAAAGTATGTATTACCGTCTATAAGTTTATCGACAAGTGCTTTATATTCTTTTGATAAAGATTGGTACTTTTCAATAAAATATAACTGAAAGGTGTTATCTAATTTTTTAACACCTGACTCTTCACCGATCACATTAAAATCTGGTACAACAAAGTTACTTGAATTAAGAGTGTTAAATAGATTACCTAGAGATTCTATAGGTTGTGAAGTAACTTTAGCTTTTTCAAATTCAATACACTCATTTATTTCTGCTAAATAGGTATCAAACGCATCTAATATATTAGTGCTATTTTTATAAAAGTTAATGCTTGTATTTTGCACTAACCCTACATAATCTGGTAGTAATGTTGATTGATAACTCATATAACGTTTTCGTTAATTTTTGGGTCTGAAAAATGGTATGTTTTAACTGCAAATATTTTATTTCTGTATATATTATCATTATCAAAGTAATGATGAACTTCGATAATAAAGTATATACCTAAAAATTTATCATCAAATTTGTTATCAATATAGTCTTCAACTCTATCTATACTAATAAACTTACCAGCGTGTCTGTGCAATGCTCCTTCAGTAACCATTTCAACACCTAAGTTAAGTAGTAAAGCATCTTTTAACATCTTATTCTTACCGACTGCAAGTTTTATATAATCATTATCAACATTATAAACGGTAAATACGTTGTCGTAGTTAATATTTTGTTTTTTATAATTGTTTACTATAAAGTGTGGTGATGGGGAATTATTTTTACCCTTCATACGGTCTACATAGTTAGTTGTAAAACTCTGTTTAATATTTTCAATGTTACCTGAAGACGAATCTATCATGAAACTTTTATTACTAAAGTTATATGAATGAACTAAAGTAGTTTTAATCTTATCTTGAACTTCTACCCCGGGTGGGTTATAAAATTTAATATTAATAACTCCTGTACTTTCACCAAAATCTATAGCACCTTTAGGCTTTCTTTTTTCCGTTTTAACAACATAGTTTGAATCCTCACCCCCACCAATACTAAAATTTTCTAAAAAGTACTCACCGGTTGATTGCGTTGATGGGTTGTATGCC